GGACGGAATACGGCGTGTTCCTGGTGGAAGACCGGCGCGGGGGCATGGAGAACCTGACGGCCATCCTGACCCCGAGCAAGGCCAAGAAGGATACCGCCGTGTCCATCCGGGAAGAGCACGGGGAGAAATACAGCGCCGTGCTCACCCCACGGAATGAAGCGCGGGACGTGACGCTGCACTTTGCCCTTTACAGTAAGACCAAGGCAGGCTGGATGAAACAGTACTTTGCCTTTGTGAATTTTCTGAAACAAGGGAAGGACGGCTGGCTGGACATCCGTTTTCCCCAACTTGATCTGACACTGCGTGTGAAGTATGCCGACTGCACGAAGTTTACCCCGCTGACCTACCTGTGGACGGAAGGCGTGCATGCCAGCAAATTTAAGGTAAAGTTCCGGGAACCGAACCCGATTATATAACCATTCAAACGCTATTGGAATATGCTTCTAACGATATATGACAAAGCCGGAACCAAGCGTGCGGGCGTGGCTGTGAACGACAGCTCGACGCAAAGCAAGGAAGTGCAGGGAGAGAATGTGCTTTCCCTGTCGTTCAGCTATTATGCCTTCGTGCCCCTGGACGTGAACGACTACACGGACTATCTGGGTGAACGGTACTGGCTGACGGAACGCTACACGCCGAAGCAGGTGAGCGAGGGTGAATGGGAGTATAACCTGAAGCTGTACGGCATCGAGAGCCTTATCAAACGTTTCTTGGTGCTGGAGACCACCGACGGTGACACCAACCCCCTGTTCACGCTGACCGCCACGCCCCGTGACCATGTGGCGATGGTGGTGAAGGCCATCAATGACGGCATGGGTAACATTACCGACTGGAAGGTGGGGCAGGTGGACGGTACCGATCTTATCGTGATCGACTATGAGGGCATGTACTGCGACCAGGCTCTGAAGGAGATCGCCGGCAAGGTGGGAGGCAAGGCCGAATGGTGGGTCGAGGGGCAGACGGTGAACGTGTGCCGTTGCGAGCACGGCGAGGAGATCACGTTGGGATACGGCAAGGGGCTGATCTCCCTGGAGCGGGATACGAGCAATACGGAGAAGTTCTATACGCGCCTTTTCCCGATCGGGAGCAGCCGGAACATCGACGCGGAGAAATACGGCAGCCCCCGTCTGATGCTCCCCGGAAAAAAGAAGTACGTGGAGGTGGGCGTGGACGAGTACGGTATCTATGACCATTACGAGCAGGCCGCCTTCAGCGGTATCTATCCCCGGCGGGTGGGAACGGTAAGCAGTGTCCGCAGTGAGGAGGTGACGGACGAGGAAGGTAAGGCCTTTACCGTCTATTACTTCAAGGACGGCGGGATGGATTTCGATCCTAACGATTATGAGTTGGCCGGTGAGACGAAACGCGTCTCCTTCCAGAGCGGTGACCTTTCCGGGCTGGGAGAGGGGGACGACCATTATTTCGAGGTGAATTTCGATAGCGCCACCCGTGAGTTTGAGATCATCACGATCTGGCCTTACGGTGATGATACGCAGCTTCCGGGCGGCAAGCTCGTCCCGAAGGCCGGGGACACCTATGTCCTTTGGAACATCCGGATGCCGGATAAGTATTACCGGCTGGCAGAGGAGGAATTTGCGACTGCGGTGGACGAATACAACAAGGACCACTGGCTGGATATCGCCGCTTACAAGGCTCCGACCGATCATGTGTGGATCGAGCAGCAGGAAGTCGATTTGTTTGTCGGCCGGCGTGTGCGTTTGGAGAGTGCCGAGTATTTCCCAAAGGACGGCTACCGCAGGAGCCGCATTACGAAGATCACCCGTAAGGTAAACCTTCCCGGGGAGATGGACCTGGAGATCAGCGACGCCCTGCAGGTATCGAAATTTGACAGGGTAAACGACAGTATAGGGGAATTGAAAAGCTATACGAAAGCCAAGGCCGAAAGTTCCGGGCTTCCCGATATTATCCGGAGCTTCGATAATACGCTGCCGACCGACAACAACCTTTTCTCGGCAAAAAGAAGCCAAAGGGAATTCCTGAGTAAACGCCATCGGGATACCGCTGCCGAGGTGATCGGTTTTCTGAAAGGGGCTTATTTTGGGGATTACAAAGCCGGTGAATCCGGAGGCAATGTTGACGGCGACGGGAACGCCGAGTTTCTGACGGCTGTTATCCGGGAATTGCTCCGCAGTACCCGTTTCGTGGACGGCATGTTCGGCGAGGGTTGGCAGATATGGATAGATAAAATAACGGGGCTGAGTAATCTCACGATAGACAAGGCGACCATCCGGCAGACGTTGGTGGCTCTGGAGCTGCTCATAGAAACGGTACGCAGCGTAAGGGGGCAGCTGGTTGTCTCCGCCGCCAACGGTAAGATCAAGACCGTGACCAAGGAGGGCAACAATTACCGCATCTCCTTTGAGCAAGAGAACACGTTCGTGGCGCACGACCTGATGCGCTGTGCCGTTTTTACGGGGGCGGAGATTCGGGGTTACTGGGTGGAAGTGTCGGAAGGCGATGCGGAAGGGATAACGGTACCCCAGAGGGAGTTTGGTGGGACGGAACCGAAGGCGGGCGATGAGTGTGTACTTATGGGTAACACGGAAAACCCGCTCCGGCAGAACCTGATCAGCATAGCAGCTACCGAGGACGGCCAGCCACGTGTTGACATACTGGATGGCGTGATGGCGAAAAACTTCAACGGCTGTTTGCGCTGCCGGGTGGGTAATCTTGACGGTATCAAGGACAGTGCTTTCCCGGCGAATAGCCAACCACACGGGAACGGTCTCTATGGCGACAACGTATATTTGAAAGGTACGTTCGTCCTCATGACCGGCGAGGATATCCTGACGAAATTTGAAATTACGGAGGGTAAGATACAATCAGCCGTGGAGGGTCTGCGCGACGAGGTGAGGGAGGAGCAGAGCTTTTTCGATAACACCACGTTTACCGAGGGGATGAGTAAATGGATAAGCGGGTACAAGGCCGCGTTCCTGACTTTCGGCGGCAAGTGGATTCTTGCCGGTAACAAACTGTTAGTATCGAGCGAGAACGGCAACGTGGAGGTCGTAAAGACCGGCAAGGTTCCTTACGTCAGGATAACGAACAGTTATATCATGCAGAAGAACGGGGATTTCCGCACGATTCCCGATTTCAAGGAGTTGAACGGGGACGGGCTTCGCATTCCGGGCTATGTCTACCTGTCCTTCCATTACAAGGTGATCGAGGCCGGACACCTGCGTATCGAGTTTGTCAATTCCAACAAGAACGGATACGAGAATTTCAACATGTTCGCTTACGACGGTGATTTGCCGGTCGGTGGGGAGAAGGTATTCAACCATTCCGGGCTGTGGAACGGGACCGGTGACTTCAAGCTGTCGTTCACGGGTGTTATCCAAGTGTCCTTGTTGGTGTTCTCGACAGACCGGACGGATGCCCTGGCGTACAAGTATGCCACGTTCTTCGACCAGTCGGAGAAGATGATCCGAATCGCGGCGGCGAATTTCGATAAGGACGGCAATGTGCTGGAGGCATCCTCCATCATCACGACGGCCAAATACAACAGGCTGATTTCTGTCCATTTCGATGAGAACGGGGAATTGCGGAATAAATCCGGGTTGGTGACTACCGCCAATTTTTCCAAGCTGTTCGCTGAGGGCGTTACAAGCAACGGGCTTGTAAAGAAGGCGGAACTGAATGTCTATGTCAAGCGTGACGAGTTCGGCAATCTTGTTTCCGGTGTCACCATTAAAGCCGACCAAATCAAACTGGAGGGGCTTGTTACGGCTAACGGCTATTTCAAGGTCCTCACGGACGGGAGTATCGAGACCCGGAACGCGAACATCAGCGGTACTGTCAAGGCGAGCGGCGGTAAGATTGGCGGCTTTACCATCGATTCCGGCCGTCTGTATTGGAAGAGCCGCGATTATTTCGGAAACGATTCCCGGAGTTTGAAACTGGGAGTCTCGAGTTCCTCGACGGAGGGGATCGTGGACGTGGCCTTCAATGGCGCTACCAGTGGGCGGTTTGGCGTAAAATCAGTCGGGGCGACATCCGGTGGGGCCGCTATATACGCATCGATAGGCTCCTTAACCTACCCGGCCAGCGGTATGACCTATGCCGGGTTCTTTGTGGGTCCGGTAGATGTAAGGGATACCGGTAGCGGATTGACAAGTGATGTTTGTGCGTCGAAAGGGTTCCGGTACATCAAGAGCCGCAATTCCGACGGTACATACGTGTATAACGAGGGAGTGAACTGGGGTGGTGGCATGTCGGAAAACCCCGACCTTGACAAGATACGCCTTATCGTGAGGGGAGGTATCATCGTAGGATATAACAAAGAATAAACATTTAAAACCAAGAGATATGAAAGTTGACTTAAACAGTAGATTCAGGGGATTTGACGGGAACGAGCTTGGTGGCGACAACATCGCCACCGCCGTGGCGGAGGCCCTGTTCAATTACGGAAAAGACAAACCGGTAGGCCGTGATGAGAAGTTCAAGGCTTACGTCCTGTGCCAGCGTATCATCCAGGGCGGTGGAATCCTGGAGATCACCACCGAGGAGGGTACGCTTATCAAGGAGGTATGTGGCGAGAGCCTGACGGCCGGCGGTTACGGCCAAGTTTATGAACTTATAGAGGGAGGGGTTTGATATGGCACTGACAGAATCGGATATCGCCCAGGTTTTGGAGGCGGTCAAGGCGGAATCGAAGAGTGTAGAGTCTTTGGAAACCGTGGGTTCGTTGAGCGGGGTCAAATCCCTGCCGGGACAGAAAGGTGACAAGCTGGTGAACGTCCCGATCACCTTACTGAGCAAGCCGGCCGATGACGCGGCGGCAAGAGCCATCGCGGCTGCCGAAAGGGTGGAGGAACTGGCCCCGGAAATGGAAGCGGCCACCCGGGAGACAAAGAAGGCCATTCAGACGGCGGGCGAATCGGCGGCAAAGGCGGAGGCGGCCGCGAAGAAGGCCGAGGATGCGATAGCCCAAGGCTACAAACATAAGGAGATGAGTGAGGAGGAGTTTGAAAGTCTCCCGGAAAAGGACGGCAAGACCATTTACCTGATTTACGAGGAGGAATAGGTATGATAAGTGTTGGAAACAAAGAGGTGACAGCCATCCGTGTAGGCGAACGGGTGGTGGCGACGGTCTATATAGGGGCCAGGCTGGTTTGGCAAGCCATCCGGAGCTGTTTCGGCGCGGGCTTTTGGCGCGGTGACAAACCCTGGAGCCGAACGGATGGCTGGAAACGGATGAAATAACTTTTAAAGAATAACGATATGGCGAAAAAAGTGTATGACGAGGACGGTCTGGATATGCAGAAGACCGATTGGTCCGGTGACGAATCCACGGGTAATCTTCCGGTGAGCGGCCGGTTGGTGGAGAACTATATCAAAAGTATTGATGACAAGGCCACCCCTACGGAGGAGCTGGCCGCCGGTGAGACGAAAGCCCCCACGAGCGGCGCGGTGTTCGCCTCGCTGGTGGGCACCGTGACGAATATCGACGTGACGGACAGCGAGGACGGCACTCAGTACGTGATGACAGTCACGCAGAAGGATGGCGAAGGCGGGGAAAGCGACAGGGAGGTACGCTTTTCCAAGTATAGCGACGATGACAAGGTGGTGGTGAATATAGACCTGACCGATGCTTCGGGTTCCTCCTTGCCCGCTTCCCAGTATTTGTCGTTGGGTACCGGTTTCGTGGTGAGATATGCCGTTGGCGTGGGCACGGCCGGTGGCGGCGAGGTGAGTGGCTACAGCGACCTGAAGGCCAAGGTGGTCGTAAAACGTGGCTCCACGGTCCTTTCGGAATTCCAGGATGCGGAGTTTGTCGGCGTTACGGCCGGTCAGAGCTATACTTTTGACGCGTCGCCTTACCTGAAGGATGCCACGACCTACACCGTGCAGGTGGAGGCGCAGGCCGGTTATGATGGCGGTACGCTGATGAAAACCGCTACCGCCAGGGTGACGATGGTGGCTATGGAACTAAGTACCACTTATTCGGTTGGGAACGGACTGGCTGACGGGGGATACCGGAACGACGTGAACATCCCATTTACAGCTAAGGGAACGAGTGGCGAGAAGAACATCTACTACCGCGTGAACGGCGGACAGGCTTTTACCCTCGGTCTTTCTGCCGGCAGCGGGGTACAGCAGAAGAACGTGACCATCCCCCTGACGCAGATGCAGGAAGGTACGAACGTGGTGGAAGCCTACGCACAGCATGAGAACTCCGGTGTGGTGAGCCAGGTGCATTACATTACGCTGCTGAAGGCAGGCGGCGGTGTGACGGCCTATGCCGGCATGATGTTCAGCCACCGCGCGGCAGGGTTCCAGCGAGAATGGAAACGCCCGGTGCTGGAGGCAGAGCAGTTCACGGCATGGAGCTTTTCGTATGCCGGCTATGACCGCGATGCGTACACGGCCCGTGTTAAAGTGACCGACCGGGGCAGCGTGGTGAAGGAAGACCTGCTGCAGCGCGGCGAGACCGGCAGCTACGGGCGGACCAACGTAAATGTGGAACCGCTGGACTACCGCGTGTCGTGCGGTGATGCCGTGCTTGAGGTGAAGGTGAACACCGCATCGCACCCCGACATTGAAGCCACGTTGGCACCGGATGCGGTGTGTACGTTTAATGCTTTCGGCCGAAGCAACACGGAAAACAACCCGGCAAGCTGGGTGAGCGGTGACAAGCGGATGGAGTTTCGGGACGTGCTGTGGAGCGTGAACGAATACGGTGCAGGAAGCGGCTGGCACAAGGACCGACTGTTGCTGGCCGGCGGTGCAGGCATGACCCTGACCGCCGATGGCGGGTACCGCCCCTTCAACGAAGCGGACAAGCCGGAGGGATTTGCCATCCGTGATGTGGGCATGACGCTGGAGATAGAATACAGCACGGCCAACGTGACGGACACGAACGCGGAACTGATTACCTGCCTGGGACAGCTGGACAACGGCAACCGGTACGGGCTGATTGTGACTCCGGAAGAGGCCAAGTTCCTGACCGGTGTGGTGACCGAGGCGATGGATGCCGGACAGGTGCTGCGCTATGAGGACTCGGTGGGTACGAAGTTCCAGCCGGGCACGAACATCCGCATTACCTACGTGTTCTACCCGAACGTGCAGACGAACGAACAGCGCACGTTGATCGGCTTCTATGTGAACGGTGAGGAAAGTGCCGCCTCGAAGTGGCTGGACAAGGTGAACTTCGACATCCGGAGCCAGCTGGAGTTTAAATCGGAGGGGGCTGACCTGAACGTGAAGAGCGTGCGCATCTATAACAAGGCGCTGACCTCGGACGAGGTGCTTAACAACTACATCGTGGACCGCAACCATCTGGAGGATGCCGACGGGGAACCGGGCGTGCGCTCACTGGATGAGGACAACCGCGTGCTGAATGAGGGGGACACGGTGAGCATGGAGAAGCTGATGGGACTGATGAAGAAGCGGCGGAACTCGATCCTGGTACTGATAGGCACGGGCAGCGTGGGCAGTGAGGTGCCAAGCGAGAGCGACACGCTGAACGTGATGGACGCGCTGGCCCAGCTGAACAACAAGAAGGCCAACAAGCTGTGCCGGGAAGTTAGATTCTACAACGGTGAGAACCGGGCGCTGGACTGGATAGCCCGTGACATATATCTGCGTATCCAGGGTACCAGTTCGGTGAACTATGCCCGCAAGAACCTGCGCTTCTATTTCCAGAAGACAGCCAGTGGCTACACGGCACGGATGAGCTACGGCGAGATAGACGGTAACGGGCAGCAGAGCAACCCGACAGCTACGGAGGGTAAGAAGAACCTGTTCCGACTGCGGGACAACTCGGTGGGGGCAAAACTCGCCTGTGCGAAGTGTGACTTTTCCGACTCCTCCATGACGACCAACACGGGCGGTGCGAAGTTCATCAACGACGGCATGAAGGAGATGGGTATCCTGACTCCGGCCCAGCAATATGCAGCCGACCATAGCGATACGTGCGGGCAGGATATACGCTCGGCCATTGACGGCTTGCCCTGTGACCTGTTTGTGGCCAGGAGCGTGGATGAGGATCTGACCTATTACGGCCAGTACAACATGAACAACGAGAAGAGCGACAGCTACCCCATCTTCGGGCAGGATGAGACCATCGGCGGCGAGAAATGGGGCGAGGGCGACACGCTGAACTACCTGGAAGCCGACGAGGAAGGACACAAGCAGTACCTGCCCGTCTGCTTCGAGACGCTGAACAACTCCAATCCGCTGTGCCTGTTCCACTGGTTGCCGAGTACCGAACCGGAGCATAAGGATTTCATGGACTACAACTTTGACGGAGGACTGGAATTTAATCATCCGAAAGATACCTTCTGGTCGGACGGAGGCGGTGACGCGGAGGAAGAACCGAACCTGAAAGACCACCTCGGTACCGGTGACAAGTACGACAAGATGTACAAGGCCACCGACCGCATGATGAGTTTCGTCTACCGGTGCGTAAAGGAAACGCCTGCGGGCAGGAACATGGTTTACAGCACGGAATCCCATTCGTTCGAGGGGGTGGACTATGAGGACGACGGCGACAAGTTCCCTACCGCCAAGTGGCAGAGCGATACGTTCAGGAAAGAGGCATCGAAGTATTTCGACCTTCCCCACCTGATTGCCTACTATCTGTACGTGCAGTTCAACCTCGGCGTGGACCAGCTTGCGAAGAACATGCTTATCCGCACATGGGACGGTGTGAAATGGTCGATTGACTATTATGACGGCGACTGCCAGCTCGGTTCTGACAACAAGTCGTTCCTGACCGGGAAGTATGACGACAACCGCCAGACGAAGCGCGACGGGGCTTATGTGATGCAGGGTCATAACTCGTGGCTGTGGAACCTCATCGTGGCCAATTGCTGGGACATGATTGTGGAGATTATGGTGAGCGGATGGAACGGGGGCGCAAGCTTCATGAGTGCTTTCAGTATCCAGAAAGCCATAGACCATTTCGATACCGAACAGATGAAGAAGTGGTGCTCGCGCCTCTATAACAAGTCCGGCATCTTCAAATACATCTATCCGTTCCTGAACGAAATGCCGGTGGGTGCGGACGGAGCCAAACAGACCTATCCGCAAATCTACGGTCTGAAGGGTTCGTTGAAAGCACACCGAAACTACTTCATCCAACGCCGGTATGACCTGAAGCAGGTGGAGTACGGCTATGTATCCACGCTGGGTGCCCAGTTCTACCAGAGTACGGCATCGCTGGACAAGGCCTACACGCTGAAACCGATGCAGTACCGTCTGACCATTCCGTACCGTGTGCAGCTTTCCACCAGCAACGGCGTGCAGGCCGACAGCGGCGTGGTGGATGCGGACGTGCTCCACTCGTTGCAGCTGACCCGTGCCTTCGGTGAAAATGACCCGTTGAAGATCATCGGTGCGGCGAAAGTCAAGGAACTGGTTTGGCATGAGGATGCGTTCGCAATCGGCTTCAACTTCGGTCTGCTGACCTCACTGGTAAAACTCGACATGAGCGTGGAGAAAGCCAGCGGTTACCGGAACGGCTCGTTCATGGCTTCGACGAACGGCATGCTGCTTCTGGAAGAAGTGAACATGCGGAACAACCGGCTGGCCCGGAACGGGGACAACGGCAATGTGGCTACTTTGGACTTGAGCTGGCAGGGCCGCCTGAAGAAACTGGACGTGAGGGGTACGGGGCTGACCCGTGTGAAACTGGCCACCGGTGCGCCCGTTGTGCAGTTATGCCTGCCGGACACGATTGAGGAACTGTTCCTGGAATATCTGACCAAGCTGTCCGACAGTGGCCTGATACTGGAAGGCATCAATAATGTGCGGGGCTACCGCTACACCAACTGCCCCGGCATCGACGGGTTCGCTATGCTGGAACGCCTTCACCAGGCCAGACTGAACGGCAGCGGCAAGCTGGAACGCTTCGTGCTGGAGATAGACCGGGAAGACGACGGAACCCTGCTGAAGAAGTATTACGACTACGGAACGTATACGCAGACGGGTGCCGTGGATGACCGGCATTCGGGACTGAGGGGCAAGCTGACCCTGACGAAGTATCTGGCTGATGAGGAACTGGAGAAGTATGCCGCCCGTTATCCGGAACTGACCATCAAGCAGCCGCCCTATACGATGATTGAGTTTGACGACAGTGTGGCCGACGATGCCAATGTTTCGAACCTGGACAACAAGACGGGGTACAAATTCGGCAATACGTACAAAAT